CAGCAGATGTAGAAGCTGGAACTGGTTTAGGTTTTACAAGTAGAATAGCTGGAGGAGCAACGTTTAAAGTTATGGAAGATAATTCATTAACATCTGAAGATTCAACTCATACTGATCAAGTTAGGTTGGGCTCACAAGGACAAATACAGACTGGTACTTCAGATCGTTGGAGATATGTAACTGCTGATTTATCTGCTGCTGCAGGACAATCAGAAGTATATATATGGTTAACTTATTTTACTGCAATAGGTTGCGGAGCTAATAATTCATCAACACCATTATTTAAACAAGATGTTGCTGTAGATAATTTTCACATAAGAGGAACTAAATAATGAAAGGTATACTAAATAGATGTACAGATTGCGAAAATTCTTTTGATGGTAAAATGCTATTAAGAGAAAATGATATTGTAATTATTGATTCAAATAATAATGTAGTTACTATATTACAAGAAAATAAAAATTCAGAAGGTACTTCATTATACGGACCAGAAGAATATGGAACATATGATAAAATTAAATATTGTGATACAAATTACTGGCGTGAATAATTTTACAAAATTTCTATACGCATTTATAATGCTACTTGTTTTTACTCTGTCTACAGCGTTTGCACAATGTCCTAATGGAACATATGTAAACATAGTAATTAATCCTGATCAGTTTCCACAAGAAACATCTTGGGCTGTTATTGGTACTTATGAAGATACTATTGTTACAGGTGGTCCTTATGACAATATAATAGGGTATCAACCACAAGTAACTCAAGTATGTATACCTAATGGAGATTACTTATTTAACATATCTGACCTATATGGTGACGGTGTTGCAGGTAGTCTATGGGGTGGACAAGATGGATCTTACTATGTAATGCATTGTGGAGATACTTTAGTTCAACCAGACTCTGCTAATTTTGGTTTTAGCGCTTTTCATGGTTTTGTATTAGAAGATTGTGCTCCGCCTCCACCAGTATATGGATGTATGGATAACAGCTTTGTAGAGTTTTTACCCGTAGCAACTGTTGATACAGGAATGTGTGTAATACCTAAAGTATTTGGGTGTACAGAAGAAGACGCATTTAACTACGAGGAAGAAGCTAATACAGATATACTAACAGATAGCTGTGCACATACATTAGAACTTACAGATTTAGCTGGTAACGGCTGGGCTGGAGCTTACTTACAAGTAGTACAAGGCGATAATTTTATAGGTGAGTTTACGTTACAAGATGGTTTTGACACTACGTTCACGTTTGGTCTAAGCACGTCAGAACCTGTAGAGGTTAAGTTTTTTACAACAAACCAATCACAGTTTACTTCGGTGCAGTGTGGTTACGCCTTGTATTCAGAAGAGCATACAGCTATTGATGCTCCAGGAGGATTTGCTAATCCGCTTGTGCCTTTCGTATTTGTTTACGGTATGCCTTACTGTGGCAGTAGTTGCATAGATAAAATATATGGTTGTACAGATTATACAGCTTTAAATTATAACGAGAGTGTTAATACAGATGACGAGAGTTGTTACTACGTTGCTGGGTGTACTAATCCAATATACCTGGAATATAACGCAGATGCTGACTTTGATAACGGAACCTGTGAGACTCTTGTGATTCTAGGTTGCATGGATGAAGCGGCCTTGAATTATAACCCTGAAGCGAACACAGAAATAGAAGGCTCTTGTGTTGATGTAGTTTTAGGATGTATGAGTGAGTTAGCATTTAATTTTAACTCTAACGCTAACGTAGATGACGGATCATGTATAGCGTATACTTATGGTTGTACTGATCCGTTTGCACTAAACTATGATACAATTGCTAACACAGATGATGGTAGTTGCATAGAAGTAATTAATGGCTGTACTGATACTACGGCAATAAACTATAATATAATTGCAAACACTAATAATGGTTCTTGTATTTATCCATTGTCTGGTTGTACTGACCAGACCGCTGAGAATTATAATATATCAGCTAACGTGCCAGACTCTAGTTGCTATTATTCTGCTGGTTGTTACTCTGGTGATATATATTTTATTCCTAATGAGTGTTTTGAATGGGTAATAGACGTAGATCAATTTTGTTGTAATAATGAATGGGATAATAGTTGTGATTATTTATATAACTACTGTTTAGATGGTTGGTCAGGTCCTGTAGATGTACAAAATTTTGAAAGATTAAATATACAAGTATATCCAAATCCTGCAAAAGAAAGAATATATTTTACTAAATTTGTAAACGTACAAGTGTACAATTCAAGGGGAGCATTAGTTGGTGAGTATAATAATATTAATTCACTTAATTTAAATTCTGGTATTTATCATTTATTAATAAAATATGATAATATTAGATTGCAAAAAACTATTATTAAGTTAGACTAATGCCAAGAGCTGCAAAAAAAATGCCAAAACGTAATAAGAAGAACTTCAGATCTACAAAGTCTGGAGCTGGAATGACGCGTGCTGGTGTTAAAGCTTACAGAAAAGCTAACCCAGGTAGTAAATTAAAGACTGCTGTTACAGGTAAAGTTAAAAAAGGTAGCAAAGCTGCTAAAAGAAGAAAGTCTTATTGCTCTCGTAGTTTAGGACAAATGAAAATGCATAACATCAGTTGTAGCAAAACTCCTAAAAAAAGAATTTGTGCAGCTAGGCGCAGATGGAAGTGTTAATATGGCTATAAGAAAAACAGCAAAAGGTGCATCTCTTAAACGTTGGTTTAAAGAAGATTGGAAGGATGAAAAAGGTAATGCTTGTGGTTCTTCTAAAAATAAGAAAACCAAAAAGTGTAGACCTAGCAAACGTGTTTCATCAAAAACACCAAGAACTTGGGGATCATTGTCTAAGTCGCAAAAGTCAAAAGCTGTTGCAGAAAAGAAAAAAGTTGGGATGGGCAAAAGAACAAGTGCATTAAGAAAAAAAACTGTTAAAAAGAAAAAAAAGTAATGGCATTAAAAAAAACTAAAAAGTTTAAAGTTCATATGATGTACAGCAAAGCTGGTAAACAAGTAAAAGCTGGTACGTACAAAAAACATTTGGAGTTAAAGAAAAAAGGATATAATCACGATAAACGTAGACTTAAAAAGAAATGAAAAAAGTAAAAGGTAAACAAAGTAAAATTGCTAGAGCAGCTAAACCATTTAATAAAATTACTGGAGCTGATTTTAAAGCATTAAAGAAAAAGAAAAATGCCAGCAAGAAAAAAAAGAAAAAGTAGTACAAAGAAAAAAGGATCACCTAAAGATGCTTGTTACTATAAGGTTAAAAGAAGCTATAAAGTATTTCCTAGTGCATATGCATCAGGTGCTATAGCTAAGTGCAGAAAGAAAAAAGCTCGTGGAAAAAAGTAAATATTATTACGAATATAAAAGGAATTTGGATTGTCCAAATCCTGAAGAATGTTGCAGATGCTGTAAGGCATGCTGCTGTTATTGTCAAGAAAAATGCATAGAACTAAAACAAAAACAAAAACTAAAGCCATTACGCGACCAACTAAAAAAATGTGTTGTTGCGATAAAAGAATGGCTAGGATGAGTACTCAACATAAATAATTAATAATTTTAATAATAAATATCATGGCATACGGAATGAAAAAAACATCAGGTAAAATGGCTAAAATGACTAAGAAAAAAGTTAAACCAGCTAAGAAGAAAATGATGATGAAGAAAAAGAAAAAATAAATGTTAAACAATCTATTAGGAGGTATTCTCGGTAAGGTTGTAGACAATGCTGAGGGCATATTAGATAAGGTTATAACTACGGACAAAGAGCGTGACGCTGCTAAGTTTGAAATTAAAAAACTTTTATTAGATGCAGAGAAAGAAGCTTTTGCTCAAGAAGTAGAAGACAGAAAATCTGCACGTGCAATGTATAAAGATGACGCTATTATACAGAAAATATTAGCAACGTTATTTACTGTAGCATATTTTGGTATTAGTTTTGTAATGTTTCAACACTTTGTTAATGGTAGTATTGACATGGGTGAGTTTGAAATAAGTTTTATATCTACAATATTTGGTGCTATGAGTGCTAAAGTTAACACTATTATTGACTTCTTTTTTGGAGGAAGTAGCAATAAAAATAACGAAAGCAATGGCAGTAATAACTAATATAGACGGTATACCTTTATATAATACTATACAAGAAGCTATTGATTGGGCTTCTTCTAATGGATATAGTGGTTATCATACGCATACGTATCAAGGAGAAGTTGGTTATATGGGTGGACAGACACACTCAAATGTAATTGCTGACATTGATACTTTACCACAAAATGTTACTACAATTACCTCTTCTATAGTTAATAATAGTGGTGGCGGATACTAGAAATATTTTTAGTACTTTTGTAAATAGATTAAAATCATAAAAAAATGGCACAAAATTATACGTTTACTGGAAGTCTTACAATGACTGCAAGTTCTACAACAGGCTATTCTGCAAGCATGAGTGGTTCTACAACTTTAAATATTACAGGTGTAGATCAAATTGCTTCAGGAAGAATAGATTGCGCTACAGGTTCTGACGCTACAATTATGGCGGCTCCTGGAGTTGGTAGAATATTGTATGTTAAAAACATGGACGATACTAGTACTTTAGAGATATATGAAGGAGCTTCAAGTGATAACGACTTAATAGGTGTATTAAAACCAAATGAGTTTTTATTTACTATTATAAGAGGTACTGGAACTACTACAGCTAGAGGAACTAGTAATGCAGTAACAGCAGAATATTTTGCGGTAGAAATTGATTCCGCAGCATAATTAATAAATTTTAAAAAATGGCAACACAAACAACAAACGTAACTGTTTCGGCTAGTTTTACTTTAACTGATTCCACAGGTAATATTGTTTTTAGTTTTTCCCCAAGCTTTTCTTCAGCAACAGATACAACTGGCGCTGCTATTACAACTGGTGAGATATTAACAAATGGTACAAGTGACACTACAATTAATTTAGCAAGACATCACAAGGATGCTATATTTGCTTTTATTAAAAACGTAGATGGTGACTATCCTGTAGCTGTTAAACCAGACGGTGATATAATTGCAGATCTTAAACCTACAGAGTTTATGTTTGCACCTGTACACATTGATGGAGCTGGTGATGCATCTACAAATTTAGATATAGACGCTACTACGGCTGCACAGAAAGTACAGTTTTTACTTTGCGATGGACCAAATACTGGAATTAATTCTGACGACTAATGCGTCTTCAGGTATTAAGATTTAGCTCACAAGCAGATTGTACACACGGTCTGCTTTTCGAGCTTACAGACATTGGTAAAAGATTTTTATGTTATACTTTAGAAGACGAGCATAGAGCTTTTAAGGTTAAAGGAGAAACTAGAATACCTAGTGGTACTTATAATATACAATTAAGAAAAGAGGGTGGATTTCATAGTAGATATAATAAAAAATACCCTAGTATACATCGTGGTATGTTGCATGTTGTTGATGTGCCTAACTTTGAATATATTCTTATACATACTGGAAATACTGACGAACATACTGCTGGTTGTCTTATCGTTGGAGACAGTCAAGAAAACAATCTTATTCTCCGCGATGGGTTTGTTGGTAAAAGTGTTAATGCGTATAAAAGGATTTATCCTGGTATTGTTAAGGCATTAGAAAAAGAAGAAGAGGTTACTATAGAATACATAGATTTCGATGGCATTAAAGACTAAAAATGAAGGAGAATTAAAAAGATTAAGTTATGATAGAGATAGAGATAAAAAATCTACTCCTTCATTAGCAGGTGATACAACACAAAGATTTACAACACCTGAATCTTCTTATGCTGCCGTTCAACAAAAAAGTGTTGAAGAAGAAGCTAAATATGCATTAACAGATGTAAATGTAATTAAAGATTTAGGTTTTGCAGAAACTACAGGTACTGTACTATATGAAAAAGTGTTTGATAGTATAATAGATTTAAGACTGCAAGATATTATATTTGTTAATAGTCATAGTTCTCAAACTACATCTTTTAGCGTGTTGTTATCTGAGTTTGATATATCTGAAGATCCAATAACAAAATTTCCTAATCAAGAATTAGAATTAGATAAGAGCACTGTTTTTTTATTACATGATTTTGATTTAAGAGCAAGTACAACTTTGGTTTCTGACCAGGCTACATCAAATCAAATTTCATTAAGACAAGCTGCATTTTTAGGGGATACAAATATATCTTCTAAAAAGAAACAAGTATTTATTTATGTATCTAAAGCAGTAGCAAACGGAACTATTGATGTTACTATATTTAAATAATTAACTAGTGTGTACATTATAATTTAGTTTAGCTTGTACACCATTGTAATATGACCATATAAAAGCAGAAGCCTTTTTAATATTACCAACAAAGCCTTTCATATCATGCCATTCATCAGTTGCAGACATTGATGATAAATTCCTAACCGTTAATCCATTTAGTTCTTCAACTGCTTGCATCTTATAAGCTTTGTTAGTGTGATAGTGTCCTCTGTGTACCTCAACATGCCTTACTTCACTCCACAGCTCTCTATAACGTTGAGAAACTATTCCTGGTAAATCATTTAACTTAGCTCCATCGCCATGATCGTTTACAATTAAACACTTACCATAATGAAAAGCTTTCATCATAGACATAGAATTATCTACAGTTACATTTTCATTGTTTTCATAATATATTTCTAACGCATCACCTATATGCATCATTGATTCTCTATCGTGGTTACCAGGTATTACTGCTATATGCACTGAACTTATATCTATAAGCATATTAACACACTCTATAAGTAGCTTTCTACCTGCACGATACATTTCCATATGTTTATTAGTATTAAACTGTGGTGTGCCCTTTGTTGTACTTGGTATAGGCCAGTCACCATCTGAGTTTAAAAAATCATTACCTACTACAAAAAGTATTTTGTCTATATAGAAACCACTAGATCTTTTAATTAAATGTTCTAAAGCATTTAACATTCTGTGTCTTGCTATTTCTAAACTATAATCATCACCAGATATTCCTATCTTACCTATATGTAAGTCACAAGCATTTATTTCTAATAAATGTGAGTCATCTTCTATAAAGCTTGAAGGTCTTATTGCTATGCTAGGTACAGAATCAAAAAGAGGAACCAAGTCTTCAACCAGTTCCTCTCTAATTTTTTCTATATTCATTGTTGGATCAACACGTTTTAACCAAGCCTTTGTTCTATACATTGGTATAGTTATTGGTCTTTTAGCTTTATCAAAACCTGTTACTTCATATGTACCTATATCGTATTTATCTACTTCCCAAGTATTTAAATCTACATTACAAGACTTTAATAAATCTTTTAACGATTTAACCCTTTTACTATCTTCACAAGTAGCTGTAGCAATATTTTTATCTTCATGAAATGTTGTTTTTTCTTTATCGTGCTGTGGATTAATTTTATTTCTTAATCTTCTTGCTATTCCTCTAACAGCCTCGTAGTTACTATTGAAAAGCTCTGCTGTTTGATTGTAATCTTTATTTAATTTTTCAGGATTTGCAATTAAATAATCTTTCAGTTTATGTAATTCGATCTTTTTCATATGGTGGTCCGAAGTCGTGTTGTGATTTTACAACGACCTTAACAGGCTTGAAAGTATGATTTTTTCTCCAAGTTTTTCGTTTGCTCATAGCAATATTTACTAACAATGGATTGTTCATAACGTCAGCACCTTTATAAAATTTAATTAATACATCCCTAATAACAACCTTAGATTTGTTTTTATCTTGTAAATGCCAGTCCGTCATCCAAATTGGAACCTTTTCTTTATTCATTATTTTGTTTACTTTTTTGGCAGCTTGTAAGGTGGCTTATTGTATTCTGCAATTAATGCTGAATCTATTTGTTTTATAAGAGCCACATAATATCTTCTTAATTTTTGCAATCTATCTTTTCTTGTCATTGTTATTAATTTGTTTTAATAATTTTTTAGCTTTTGCTCCATACCTATCTCTAACTCTATTTTTTTCATAAGTGTTTAAAGTGTCAGATTTAAATCCAAAATACATTTCAAACATATCATAGGGTTTAAAGTTTGTATTGTCTTTAATTATTTTATCTTTTGGATGATTCATATTGTTTTTAAAGTATGCATAGTTATTACCCAGGGATTACTCCCCAGGCTTTAACTCCCAAATTGAACTAATTTTAAAAACGATAACTGAAAAAAAGTTACTCATAATAAAATATGTTCATGCTATCAAACCGATGATAACATTAAGAACTTCTGAAGTTAAAGTGATTCAGTCACTTTTTTTATTATTTTAATTCTTGAGGAGTTTTATATTCTTTCATGATTGTTCTTCCTTTAAACACATCTTTAGGTGGGTTCATACCAAATTGTATTTGAAAGCCTATGTCTGTATTTATAATTTTTGGCAGTACAATTTTTTTACTATCCAAATCTCCTGACCTGTTATAAGAAATTACTTTTTGTATTTCTACACCCATTAGTTTAAATTGTTTTTCTTGTTATATAAATTATATAATTCTGATTCTAAATCATCGTATTCATCATCATCGTATACAAAAATTAACTTTGGTATTTCATCACCATTCAACCAATCATTACAAGTGTTATACATTTTTTGAACTAATACTGATTCTGGATCAGAAGATTTTTTCTCCTTTGACGTTAGCTCTACTTCTAGAATTAATTTCATAATTTTCTTTTTTAATCGCTACTTTCAAAAGTACTAAATATCCAATTAAGTCATCAACAGTATCATAAGTATTTATGTTCAAACCTTTGTTAGCAACTCGCATAAGCTTGTCATCTATTCTAGCGCAAAGGTTTTCTGTGGCTGTTCCTTTAGCAAAAATATTTGCAGGATTTAATGCACTATCTCCATAATCTAAGTTTTTATTAATTAATAATTCCTTAATAGAATCACAAGCTTTTCTTATTTCCAACCTCATGTCGGCAGATTCTTGATTTTTATTTATTTCTTGTCCCATATTATACATTAGTCTAATTTAGATTTTAAATGATTTATTATTTCATTCATTTTTCTTTTGTAAAACAACTCAAACTCTACGTATTCTAAGTTGCCATTTTCATTTGTTTGTTTAGGAGATTGTTGCTCCCATAATCTATACATTACTGCACGCATTCTTTGTGCTGGTGTTTTAGTTTCAAACTCCATGTCAATACTAGCAGACTCTACTGCTTCTATCTGCTGCTCTGTAATGGGAGCAGAAGACAAAACTACAAATCCTGGTTGTTTCAGTACGCTGTATAAATTACCTACTGTTTCTGGTGCTAATTCTGGAGTTCCTAATGAAACTCTTAAACTGTTGTCTGCTAATGTGCGAATGTTATCAACTCCGCCTTCAAATACTATTGTCTTTCTCATATTCTTGTATAATTAATTGTTTTAATTCTATTATTATATCCATTATCTTGTCATAAATAACATCTACATCATCTTCATGGTTACCATTATTTATAATTTCATCATCATAAATTTTGGCTATTCTAATAAGTCTATTAAATTTTTGTTTTGCTCGTTTAGAATTTTTGCCTTTTAAATTATATAGTTGTTCATTAAAACACCTGAACATAGCTATACACAAAACTAAATCTATGTCTTCTTCTTTGTGTAAAAGCTTATCTACTTTTTTCATAATGTTTTACTTTTCATATACTCTATATTTTTTCTTATATCCTCATAATCCTCATTAGTTGTTTTTAACACATCAATTATATTATCTTTATGTTTACTATTTAATAGTAAATCTATTAACCATTTAAGTTCTCCATATTCGTCAGAGTTTTCTTCTTTAAACCATTTTATATAATTGTCTATTTCTATTTCATAATTGTTGTTTTCTGTTGTGTTCATAATGTTTGTAATTTAATTCTTTTCATAAATTGATCTCTAGGATCACGTGGGACATGATCAAACCATAACCTACCTATAAGCTCTTGTGCTTCTTGTCTAGTTTCTGGTAGGTTTCTAATTATCCATTCACTAACGTGTGGATCATAAGGACATAACTGTAATAATGATTCTATTTTATCTTCTTGCCACCATTGTATTGAGTCTACAATTGGTTCTTTTTGATTATTAAATATTTCGTCTAATTCCATTTTATTAATATATGTTATACCCAGAGTTAGGATTAACTAACCCTGGGAACAACCAATCAAATAAAACAATGAAAACCTGGACAGGAAGTCCAGTAAGAAAGATATTGCAAAGTTACTAATTAACTTCGCTATTCTCCAAGTTTTCTTTGTCGTGTTTTTTAAAGTCTTCCATTCTTTCGTCAAACTTCTGTACATTTTCTTTTATCCATCTAGCAAACTCTTTTGAAAAGTCAGTAGCCGTGTCTTCATTGTATTCTTTAAAATACCATAATGACAGTAAATGTTCAAAGTATTGTACAGATGATCGCTGGTCGTCTAAAAGTCTTTTTACCAGTACAGGTATATTTACTTTTGCTCCATCAATTTGTATTTCAACATTACCTGTTTCTAATTGAGGTTTTTCTACTTTTGGTGTTTTTCTTTTTGCCATGTTATTCGTTAATTAAGTGTTCTAGTTTGTTAATTTTGTTTTTAAGTTCGTTGTTTTCCGCCCTTAACTTATCGATTATTAATATGCTAGTTTTTCTGTCCATGTATTCTTGGACATGTTCTTCTTGCATTTCTTCAATTACTTCTAAATCTATTACAGCACTAAAGCTTACCTCTAATAAATCATACATATTTTTATAGTCTTGATAGTATGCATAATCTCCATCATGATGTTTCATATAATAAAGACAAGATGTTCTGTCTCTATTTATAAAATTAGCTATGGTTTCAGGATGCATACCATACTTACCCCAAAATATATTACATATTGATTTTCTTAAAAGTACAAGATCTGCTGTTTTCTTTTTAGATAAAATTACTTTTTTATTTATACCAAGCAAAGCATTACATATATCAAATATTTTATCTGCATATATGTCAATTACCCTTTGGCTCCATGTTTTGTTATTCCTTATAAAAGGAAATGTATGGACAGGTGGTTGTATCATATAATTGTAATATATACTCCTGGCTTTTCTTTATCATATTCATATTGTTCAAATACTGGTATTATAAACTCAGCATTATCATCTTCTATCCATCCATTTTTTACCATAAGGTCTTGCACTGTTTGTGCTGGATTTATATAGTCGAACTTGTGTTTTGACTTTCTTATAAATTTGAATGATATTTTCACAGGAAATTCATGTTGTTTTAATTCTTTTTTAAATTGATTTTTATACTCAAGGTAATACCCCTTAGACTCTTTAATGTAATTCATTACTGTCTTACTATTAATAAGCATTTTTCCAGTCCATCTTTTAGAATTTTTGGAACTTGGGACATTACCTGGTATAAAAATTTTCATGCATCAAATATACAATTTTTTAGAATGGTAAATCTTCTCCATCATTTGTTTCATAAACCACACCATTGTCATTAGTAGATTTATTAGACGCTTCACTCCAAACTTTATGCAACTCTAGAAAGTCTTTATGTTGATCAGGTGTAAGCTGTTTGTTATATTTAGCATCGTACTTTATAGTCTGTCCCATCTTTTTACTAAACTTATATTTTAGCGATGTTCTAACCATAGGCTCATTAGTCTCTCTATCTGTTCCTATATACTCTTCTGTACAGAATACACATTGCAATCTTTTACCTGTTGATTCCTTCATAGAATCTTCTATATTAGAAAAATCAGTTACACCAGCATTAACTAAAAACTCTTTTAATAATTTACGTTTAAAATCAGCAGACTCAGGCTTATCACTATCTTTTGGTTGATAAAATCTAGGTGTAATTTTTCTACCATCTTCTGTAAATACAGAAAACTCTATGTATGGTGTACCACCTTTCCAATTAGGATTATCATGTTCTGTTTGTATACCATTAATTGTACAAATGTAAGAACCAGGTGTTTTTAACCACTCTACTTTTTTGTATTCTTTTTTGTTATTATTGTTTTTACCGTTTGAAGTTTCTACTTCGTTTAAATTCCAATTCATAATTTATTTATTTAAGTTTGATTTGATTCTGTGATTGTGTATTGATATTGTAAACCATATTTGACTGTATATAATATCGTCTATATCTGATTGTGAGTTTATAGATAGTTTATCTCTTAGATAATCCATTATCTTGTTTGTAAGCTCATCAGTATACTCAGTGTTAGTGAAGTTATAGGTAGCTTCTAAAGCTACTAAGTCTTCTTGAATTTCTTTATTTGTCATTTTTTACCTTCCAGTTTATGTAGTTAGTTAGAACTGTTCCATCAAAGATTATTTTATCTTTTTCTTTAGCATAAGGATATTCTTTACCCTTGTATTCTTTAGTTGGTATTTGTTGTATATCTAATCTGTATAAGAATCTACCTATACCCCAAGACACACATGCACGTTTAAATGCGTCAGATGCATGTCCTTTGTTTTTTTCTACATTAGATTCAGATCCTGTGTCTGATTTCCATACCCAATGTCCATCTACAAATATTCCAACTTTACACATAAGCAATCCACAAGCTTCATAATACTCAGTTGCCCAGTTGCCTGGACCTATTACATCATCTAATAAATCTTGTGCATCACGTGCATCTATATATGCTACGCAACTTGCTTTACCATAACGTGCAGATTGTACACGCCATTTGTATGGTAATTCTTTTTGTAAATCTTTTAAATTAACCTTCTCTTGTTTCATAATCTTTATAATCTTTTTTGATTGATTTTGATGCTCTTGTGGCTACTACTATTTTTATAAAGCCACGTATCATTACAGGAGCATTTTTTGTAATAAGATGTACACCTATTTGAATAAATAGTTCTTTAATAGCATCTTTAACGACAGATGGTTTCTCACCTGTGTCATACGCTACCTCTTCGTAAATTTGTTGTAGTTTAGTTTTAGTTTTCATTGTTTTCTAAACGATGTACAAATATAGTTAATAATTGTTAATTATCAAAAGTATTTAACAATTTAATTGTTAAGTAACCAATGACACCTATAATTGTAATAGGCAATATTATTAACTTTATAAACAGTGCAATAAAGAGTGCAAGCACTGTAAATATACCGTATTTAAAACCCTTCGCTTGACTCATAGTCTTCGAATTTAGTAAGATTAGCTATAAACTTTAGGTTGATTTCACCAACACCAATGTTCCTACCTTTTGCAAATATAATTTTAGCTAATCCACTTGTAGGATTACCGCTTTCATCTTCATGCAAACCATAATATTCGGGCCTGTATATAAGAGCAACTATATCTGCTGCTTGTTCTATTTCGCCTGACTCACGCAGGTCGGCCATAGTAGGCTTTGAGTTATGTCGCATACCAACACCACGATTAAGCTGTGATAAAGCTATTATTGCAACATTAAGTTCTTTTGCTATGTTCTTTAAAGCTCTTGCAACTTTACTTACCTCTTGTTCTCTAGAACCACCAGAAGCAGACACTAATTGTAAGTAGTCAACAAGTATAAGCTCTACTTTATTTGTAATAGCGTATTGTTTAATTTTAGATAATAGGTATGATAGACTTGTTTGATTACAGTCGTCAATGATAATAGGAAGATTTTCTATTTTAGTTACTGATTTATTAATCTTCTTCATTTCTTCTTCGTCAAGAGCTCCTTTGCGTATCCAATGACTATGTACGCCAGAATCTAAACTTACCATTCTTTGTATAAGCTGTAGACTTGACATCTCGTAACTAAATATTGCAATACCTTTATTTGCTAACGCAGAATTAAACGCTGTTGTTACTGCAAAACTTGTTTTACCCATTGATGATGCGCCACCAATTATAACTAAATCTGTTTTTTGCCATCCATTAGTAAAATCATCTAACGATTTGAAACCTGTAGTAATACCAGATATGCCATCTATACTACGTCTTTTTGCTAAATCATCTGTAAAATCTATTAACTGTGTAAGTAATGATTGTTGTTTGTCATCGTTAGGATTATTAATTTTATTTTGAAGAGCATCAACCTTGTCTTTAATCTTATCAATCGAATCACTATTTTGTAAACTATTATTAATTTCTATTATACTACTTGCTAAAAGTTTTCTTTGAGATGTTTCGTATAATTGCATTATCCCTGTTTGGAACTCATTGTGCATTAACAGTGGTTGATTGACAAGACTAACAAGACTTTGGTTGAGTTGTTTCTTATTACCTATTTCTTTGTTAAGAGATAAAATATCTGGATTAATACCTTTATCTACTAGCTTAACAAAAGCTTTGTATATGAATACATTATTAATGTCTTCAAACATTAATGAATTGAACGTTTGTGCATGTTCAAAATACCTTTTTGAATCTTGGACAATATTTCCAAGTATCATATTTTCTACTTCATAAAACATATTTATTTAATTGGTTTGCTAATTTATGAATTTATTCTTTTTGATCTCATTAATTCTTGTAAATCATAAGATTTTGATTCATTATTTCTATCACGCTGTAAGTGTCCTGTAGTGCTTTGACATTTAAAATGTCCACCCATTGTTTTGTGCGTAACAAAACTTCCTGCTATATGGTCATAAAATTTGAATGTGTCAAGCCATGGTAGATATTGATACTCTTCTTCAGGTATTTCTATCCTATCATTATAATTATTAGTAAGATTTTGTACTACCATATTGAGTCTTTGTTTTATATCTTTAGGAGTTTCAATATAACACGCACCAATACCACCTTTACCGTTAGGCTGTATAAGTGTATTATTAGTGTATGAATTAAGTTTTTTCCTAATTACATGATTATCTACGGCCCACCTGTGAAACAATATCTCATAACTATTTCTAACAGTATAAACTCTGTCCATTACTTTAAAGGAATCTTTACGCCTACGATTGTAGCATTTTTGCCATAGTATTGCTCTACCTAAAACAAGATTGTCAGAATTAAGTAAAACTAATATTTTTACAGAGTCGCCCATTTGTGCATAAAATTCTACTTTCTTTTTGTCAGACTCACTACGCATACATGAATGTCCAAGTGTACCACAGTCTTCAGCATAGCTTGACCAATGATATGCTTTAGGTATGTCTTTTGCATCCCACACCTCAAACCTATTAGCATGAGGCCCATTGAACAATAAGCTATCTTCGAACATATTACGTTCACTAGTACTCCAGGGATGATAATATCCTGATCTAATTAACTTTTCTAATGCTCTACCAAAAGTAGCAATTACACCTTTTGATTCACGTAAACTTTCAGATTTCATATTTTCTGAAATAGAAATACTTTTGTCAAAATGTTCAGAATAACCATTAGCTTGTTGTTTTAACATCTCATACAATTTATTAACTGTAAAAAATCCAACTCTAGTAGGGTCGGTTATACCTGTTGATAATGATACTGGCCATTCTAAAACATCTTCACTAAAAGCTTGGCCATCAAGTATACCATTATGATAATTACGTAAAAATGTATGTAAATTACATTGTGGTAATGAATCAAACAATTGACTTAGTTTTGGATCAATCCTAAATAAACTTTTTACATTGTGTAATTCTAAAAAACCGTATGGTATTTCATAATCTTTCATTGTTCTTAAGTCGAACATATCACAAGGTAGATACTCATTTTCTCTTGTATACCATCGATGCCAATCTGAGTTGATTCTTTGTCTCATGTCAGTTAGTTCCCAACATGGAGAAACTCTATAACCATCAAACATATGTTCTTGAATAATTGCAAATTCTTGGTTAAGATCTGCATACGACCATATTAAAGTTGCTAAACTTTTACTTTTGTGTTTTCCATTTGCTTCGAGATATTCAAATACCTCTTCTTCAGTATTAAACTTTTTAAATTTTATCTTTTGCATAATTAAAATGGTATATTAACTTGTTTCGGATTTTGATATGGAATCTCTAAAGGCTTGTAATACATCTTGTCTTCTCCAGGACTATAATATGCTATTAGCTCTGCAAACTCTGTGTCATACACGGGATATATGGCGTCAGGATCTACGTAACCCATACCTGCATAACCATAGTTATCTAAAAAATCTATTCCATATTCTACATTGCATCGATTGCAATTTGGATTAACACAAACTTTATGTGAATTTATTATTTTTAAGTCATCTACACATTCTTTGCATTCATTAACATCTAATAGGTTAGCCTCTGCTTCGTTGTAAATTTTATCACCATAATAATCTACTCCATAGCTTCTATTCCAATCTGCTTCTTCTTGTTCCTGTTCCCATTCTTTTGCATAGTCTGTATATGGTTTAGTTTGGACATCAACAAATTTTCTTTTATGTATTTTTGTGTCAACCACACCTTGGTAAACTTGATATTTTTCTTCAGGTTTATGATATTGTTTTTCTAAGCCAAGTCGGCTGGATATATCAAACATAAGTCCAAGAGTATTTTCTGCTTCTTTGACTATTACATATTCTTCATCTTGATGTGCATTGTAATAACCTGAGCTAATATTTGACATACAAACATTGATACCGTCTTTTTTAAGCTGTCCAACATCTGTAGTAAATGTTTTTGAAAACTTAAATCCTCTGTTTTTTACTAAATCTTTAATTTTTGTACGAAACTTTTCATCATTCATTTCTGTACCATTAATATCCATAGAGAAATCTTCGTTACCTTTTCTGTCTGTTTGTAATGCATAGCCTACGTCTGCAAAGAATAATTTGTCAGCTTTGCTTGAGCCAACGCATCCAACTTCTTCTGCAGCAAAGAATGCTAACTTACACACATCTAAGTTTGCAATAAGATTAAGACAGGCCCATATACCAACTTTATCATCTGCACCACAACCCGCTGGAATTGTAAACTTGCCACCGTATTGTTTTTGTATAGCATTTGTATAGCCAAATAAAGTGTCAAGACCTTCTTTAGTTTTACCTTGTCCAATATGTAGATGATCTATTATACTATGAACTGTGTCTGTGTGTGATACAAAACATGGATAGTGTTCATTACCACTAACGCTACCCTTGGTAACATATATGTTTTGTATTTCTTGAGATAAAAGTTTAATTGTTTCTACATGATAGTTAATATCATGATTTTGTTTTTTTAACAATTCCAATTGTTGTATTATGTACTCTATCATTGACGATTCTTGATAAGAAGCGCTTTGTACTTTTAATATTTCTGCTAATTCGAACTGTATTTTCATCATATTAATCTTTTGTTTATATTGTTTTTAGCTTGTTCTGATTTTTTCTGTCTTTGTACCCAGTTTTTACCTCGTAGTCCTGGATATTTTTCTTGCAATAATCTACTACATCTTTCTATAGATTTTGGTTTAGGATATTTTTTATATATAAACATATTTTGTAATAATTCTTTTGCGCTTATATCATGATTATTCATAGAGTCCCATATTATTCGAGCTACTAATCTTTGGTCGTCATCTGCATAAGCAATATCTTCTTGTAAGATATTTGATACTTTTGTTTTAAGACTGTTTACTTTCATTGTTCTAAAATTTGTTTAATTCTTTTTACTAATGTATATGCACTTATACTTCCCATTTCAAATTCTTCAATTTGATACAATATTCTATCTTTCATTTTTAAAAAACATTTCAGATACATATATAGAATCATGTATGTATGGAGTAAAGTTTAATATGAGCATATCATTGTTTCTGTTTGTTTGTGATACACTCATGTTTGATGTACCATCTTTACAAAAAGCTTCTACTACTCTGTAAGTTTTGACTGTATCTCCATATTCTTTATAGTCGCCTATAACTAATACCGTCAATACTGTATCAGGTATTGTATATTCTAAATACATTTCATCAAACGGATAATTATTACCATCTTTAACTATTGCAAATTCTTTTTTACCAACGACAACAATATAATTTTTTGACATTTGTGCGTATGATGCTAACGAGAATGTTAGTATGCATAATAAACTACTTAATTTTTTCAGCATGTTTTCTATTTTCTAATTCGTAATCTTCTTGTAACAAGTCAACTTTTTTGACTATATTCTTTTTACTTGGTAATGAACTAAAGATTTTACTTTTAGTCTTTGTTATAGCTTTAAGTTTTTGTGCATATGTATGCACGTCTTTAGCTAAATGACTGCGTATATCTTCATAGTTCTCACCATCTTGTAGTTCAGCCACTTGTGTGACATTCCATTTTTCTGATTCGAAGTTACCAGTGTTAATTGCCACAGAGTAACTAATACTAATCTCTTTAATCTTCATCTCTATTATGTTCTTGTGCATCCTCTCGTCTGCGCTCATTATATTCGTATTCACTAATAATAGTATATTGTGAATCGTCTTCTTCGCATTCTGAACATCTCATATATTCTTCAGCGTGTTCTTTGCAAGAGTTACATATGTCGGTTTCTGCAAAAAATTGAGAATCACAACAATTACTTGCTCGGCTTCCTTCTTCATCCACGCCACAACAGCTGGTAACCTCATCAGAGGTAAAGCCATCGTCTTGTGGATTAGACAGTTTATATTTATCATAATTCATTACCACCATGCCCAGTATAGAATTTTGTAACCTTTTTTAATGTAGTCCATAGATTTATCTATAGACTCTAAGTCTTGTTCTTTGTAGTGGTCACAAGCATCGTCTCCCCAAAAGAATCCAGCTCTTTCTTGTAGTGTGCCTGTTAGTATTTTGGTTTGAAGTTCAAGTAAATCTTGATGCGTAACTTGTAATTTATGCTGTGCATTAAATCCACCCATTGAACTAGTATAAGCGTCACCACCTTTATCTGCATACAAATTATCAAACCAACCATGAAGATATGGATGTTTACGCCAAGTTGTTATGTCTACTTCTACAGATGGTTTGTATTTAAAATCTATATGTTTTCTGTTTCTGCCTTTGTAAGCAATTAATCCATGATCTAATCCCATAATTATTTTTTTAAATATTGATAAACTCTAGCTTGTGTTAAGTCTAGTTTTTTTGCTATGTCACTTACTTTGTAACCAAAGAATCGTAACATTTTTGCGTAATACGCTTTTCTTTTAGTGCTAAACTTTTTAAGTTTTCTCCACTCTTTTAATTTACTGTTGTAATTCATAATTATTTTGTTATTGTTACTTGTGTTTCTAAAAATTCTAATAAATATTTTGCGTAACTAGTTGCAAACACTTCACCCTGAAAGGTGAACTCTTCTTTTTTAGATGCAACGGCTATGTCGTAAGCCTTTTTTAATAATGCTACATTTTTTGATGTTATCATCATATTATTTACCGTAATATTCGTCTAGTGCACGCTGTTTACGTGTCTTTGCTTTTTTCTTTATAGGTTTACTTTTTTGTTTTTTAGTTAAACCTCTTTTGTTAAGTACCTTGCGTCTGTATACAGAGAATATAAATCCACCAACAAAACTCGAACCTGTTAACACAGTCGAACCTGTTAGTATCATTGGCAATACTAATGTTAGGCATATGTCCCAGTAAGGACCATACTTTTTAATCTTATTGTAATTATTCTTGTATACATCTAGCAGTGTAAAGGTATATACACCAGCTGCACAGCTACCTAACAGTAACCATGTAAAAAACATTATTGTTCTTTGTCCAGGTCTTTTTGTTTTTCGAGCTCTTGTTCACGAGCTGCGACTTGTTCTGCTGTTTTTAAATCTTGTTGTCTTAACATATCGACATCATATAACAGTTCTTTTAAAGTTCTTCTTTTTATTTCTCTTCTTAATTCTCTTAACGATTCTTTATTTCTACCCATTTTTTATTAAATTATAAATTATTAATGTAGTCATTGTAAGAAGCACAGCATATATAATGAGTGCTTCAACGATTGGCTGATGTTCTTTCATAGTTTATCTCCTAGTATTTTAAATATAATAAGTAGGTTAGTAACTAATGTGATGGTGTTCATCCATTTTTCTTTAGTTATCTTAGACATCTTGCTTCTCTTTTGAGAAAATGTCTGCAAAATTAGCAAATACTTCATCCATTTGTTTATTAGGTTCATCTTTAGTTTCAGGTTCTTCTTTATTATCAATGTTTGATAACTTAACAACCGTGTCTATAACATCTTTAAGTGAGCTATGCATTTGTACCATTTCTTCAAGAGTGTATTGCACCTCTATCTTGCCTAGTTCAAACTGTACCTCTTCGCTGATGTTCATTTTGATATTCTCTAATTTAAATTTCATATTATTTAAGTTTTGTGATTCTAAAGTTATTGTTTATTGGTTTTCTGGAAGCTGATAAGTATTTACCTATCTCGCCCTTTACGTTAGCAAACGCATCGCGATATTTTTTTATACTTCCAAATGTATATTCTGTGTGAGTATCCCACAATTGTAATTCCTGTTCTAGTTGTAGCTCAGAGCTGTAATACTTCTCGAGTATAATGCATGAGCGATGTTCTTTAAGATACTTGTACTTAACCTTCTTGACTTGATAGCCATCAGGATAACTTTGTACACGCATATTGTTAGGAACGACAATAACAATACTAGTGTCCTTATCAGTTCTGTAATAAGGGATACACTTGTTTGTTTGCTCCGCAAGGATTGCATTTGCTACGAAGTCTTTGTTTGAAATTTGAATAGTTGCCATAGTATATATTTAATTGGCAGTTCGGTAAATGAATACCTAACGAAATCAGTCGCTAGCTGTTGCTTTATAGTGTGTGCTCACTGTTATTAATACTTGATGATTGCATAATTAGACATTAGTGACATGTTACTATCTACGTCAAAGAACATAGACCTAACATTAGGCTTAAAGCTTTTTACTGCTTCGATTGCAGATGGAAAGTTATCCATACCTGCATGTATTACACGTTTGATTAACCAAGTAGTTCTCTCTACTTTATTACCACGTGTTTCAATAACAACTAACTTGTAATTGCTATCTTTTACTTTACTTATCAACCTATCATATTTACTAATCTCAGGAGTACATGCTTTTTGCACAGATCCTGTGTAGTAATTACTGCTTGATAAATCTTTTGATGATGCATAGTTTGCATCGAAATTGTAATCTCTCATCTTAATATATATTGAGAGTTATGCGACAATATTGTCTACGTTTGGAATGCGTTACCATTATTACTTATTCTTAATTATTAACTTAACTTGAAAATGTCTTTTTTTTTGTATAACTTTGAAGTCATTATCAAACACTTAAATAAATCAACTCTTATAAAACAATACTTAAACTATATAATTATACATAACTTACTGATACACAGTTACTTAAGTATTTATAGTACTTAAAATAGTATTAAAACTAGTGTTATTGTATAGAGGTATATTATATAACTCTTGTATTATTACATATAAAATCAATACGCCATAGTTATTTTTTGTATCTATCTTACTACTTATTAGTGTTAAAACAACTAGCCTTGTAGTAAAACCCACCCACCCACCTATAAATTATACATAACTGTACCATTTATCTAACAAAAATTGTATAACGCAATGATTATTGCAACATGTTTTATATTATAAGTTACTTAAGTTTTTCATATCATTCTCTCTTGCTTGTATAGCATCTAAGGCAGCAGTGTATGAGATCCATACATTACTCTTTACCCACTTGCCATCAGTAAAATTACTTTTGGACACAGCAATATTAGAGTCAGCAAACGCAGCACCATCTACAATCTTGTAGTATGTACCATTGTCTGTTGTCTTCTCAATCTTGTGAAGTCCTAACTTCTTGAGCTTGTTAAACACAGTAGACATCTTAGCCTCAGCATGTTCAAGCATCTCTTTTAGTTCAGCACCAGAGTATATTTCCATAAACAGGTTGGACTGAATGTAGTAGTCTGTAGTAAACCACTCACCATCCTTCTCAGTTGGTACACCAAGTATGATAGTACTGATGTCGTTAATCTTAGTATAGCCAGCTGAATAGCTTGACTTAAACTTAGTACGAGCAGATACAGAAATCTTACCTTCTTCGTGTAACTTAGTAACTGGAGTTGCAACTACTTGATTAGTGTTACGAACTCTGTTGTTAAAGTTCTCTCTGATTTGTTTTGCTGTCATATTTGACATATTGGTTCTCGCCTCATAACATAATAATGCGGACATCTAACGAGTGTGGTCCTGGTTAATTTTAAGTGAACCCTGAAGAGGAGTCGAACCTCTCCATGTTCCAAACAGGGTTAGCAGACTATATTAAATCTAATACGTCTGTTGCTTCAAGAGCTAAGAGTGCCATACCAGCTACTCTTGTATCCTTACGTAGGTTAGTTACACCTTTGTTACCAGCGTATCTCTTTGCTAGTGTAGAGTGTGCTACTGCTATAGGGTCTTGGATAAGACTTACCTTTTTAGCTGTAGCCTTTGCTACTTTAGATACTCTTTTTGAAACTGTTGATTTAGGCGACTTTGCCATAATAATAACGTGCCAATAAACATACTTAGATGACAGCTACACACGTTCAGCTGTAGTTAGTAATTAAAATATACCACGGGTGTATAAAAAAATCTGCATACACAGGGCGTAGTATGTAATATGTATGAGTGCCTCTCAAATGAAAAATTTTTTTTATTTTTGTAACATGGATGAAGAACAAATCACACAAATGGCAAAAGAGACTGGAATAGATGTCAAAGTGCTAAAACAATACATAAATAAACTTATTACAGAAGAGGGGTATGATGCTCGTAGTATTAAGAAAAAAACACAAAGCGTAAGTAGAGGTAGCAACACAGGTGTGGATGCGATTTATTATAATCAAAAATTAAATAATGAACCAGTATCTAAATATGTAGGTGATGATATATTTTATCCTTTTCCAACAAATGATAAAGGCGATAAGACAGGTATAGACTTTGGTTTTGGTTTAAAGTTAAAAGATAAGAATGGTAAGTTTTTATATCCAGAAATTGCAAATAGCGATGAAGATATAGCTAGACTTACAAAAGATGGGATGGACGAAAAAGAATACATGGGACATTTTTACAATGTGGTTAAAGGTAAAATAAAAGGAGCTGAAACAAAATATAACGATCATATTTTAAAAGGTGATTTTGATGCTAGTAGAACATTTAATAAACTTAATGATTACGAAAAACTTTTAATGGCTGATACAAATTACAATGTTGGATTAAAGGAATTTCCTATGATGATGGGTCATATAAATGCAAACAACTTACAAGGAATTGGACAAGAATATAAGCATTTTTCAAACGGACAAGCATTAGGAAGTAGAAACGAAATGAGAAAATCTTTTTTAATTAAGAATTTAGTTATGGAAAAAGGTTATTCTGGTAAAGAATTAGAAACTTATATGAGTAATGTTGCTGATACAGGTAAAGGTATTTTTAGTCAAATAGGAGATTACTTCGATAAAAATGTAAAACAACCATTGTATGCAAGCGATTTACCACAAGTAACTTTAGATATTCCGTTTAAAGATAGATCTGTTACATTAGGTGGGCAACCAGCTATGGAAGTTCCTACTCCCCGTGAAGATTTAAATGAATATAATGATAGTCGTATTAACCAATTATCTAAAGAGGAAATAGATCCTTACGGCATTAATTAAACATAAATAACATATGAATTTTTTTGAAAGTGCAGATGAAGGTACAGTTATTAAGCATTATGATAATGATACCTATGATGTTATATTGTCTTACGAAAGGTTAGACTCTTTAATTAACCACGAAACACGTGTTATATATGAATTATGTAAAAGTAAGTTTGTTATTAAAGATATAAAAACTACTGTAGACGATAACAATGTATGGAGAAATACATTTAATGTAGTTCCTAACAATTTTTAGTACTTTTGCATAAATGTATTTAGTTAATATAAATAGAGCAGGGGATATTTATAAGGACGATGACGGAGTGATGTTAGTTCTTGAGTTCCAAGAAGTGCTAAAGGCAGAAGGTTTAGGCCAGACAGCCATGAAGTGGGTGGCATTAGTTTGTGACTATGAAAGTCCATATAGACACTTTATTGAAGTTGAGAGAAAAAAAGCAGTTAGTAAAGACCTTTATGGTATTTACAAGTGGGAGGGTGAAACTAAACCAAAGGTACTAGCAGCTGTTGATAAATACAAAGAGTTGCAGTTTGATCCTTTAGACGAACAGCTAATAGCTTTTAATAAAAAGATAACGCAGTTTACTACCTATATGAACAATATGCATATAGATGAAGATACTGCTGAAGGTTTGCAGAAGATAATGATTGGTATCGAAAAGATATACAAGACTCGTCAGACGCTAGTAGACTCTATAGAGCGTAGGGGTGAAAGACAAAAGATTGCTGGTAATAAGCAATTATCTTTCTTAGAAAGAAGAAAAGAAATACAAGAGCAAAGTAAGGATAGTGCGTAATAGAAAAAAAGGATATACAAAAAAGAAACAGGACATAACTGTAGACTATTTACGTTATCGATTCAACTATTTTTACAAGCGAGGGGAGTGGGAGGATGCAAAAAAAGTGAGCGACAGGGCTAACGCCCTGTTTGGTAGGAATCTAGACCAGGAGTTTCATGCGAAGACACAAGATGATCCGCGTGATCCATTTGGAATAGGTAAGGCAAAAAAAATTAAATATGGGTAAAATTAAGGTAGATCCACAAAGGTACAGACCTGTAGCTAATAATGGACACCCTGACACTAATCCTGATTCTGTTGAACATCAAGAGTATTGGGACCAAGAAATGGACAGGTGTATTAATGGTTACAAGCCAAAAGGTATGAAGAAAATATCTGGCAAGTACTACTTCTATCTTAACTACTATAAAATATTAGGTAATGATGGCGAGAAAAATTCTCGTAAGACTTTAATTAGTCCTTGGTACAGGGAAATGGATCATGAGTATTTTGATTTATTTGAAACTTGTAAAAAAGAAGAGAAGGGAATGATTGTCATCAAAGCCAGGGATAAAGGGTTTAGTTATATGAACTCTGGACTGATTGCACACGAGTATACGTTCTTTCCTTATAATGATGTAGGTATAGCAGCTGGTCTACAAGCTACTGCTGATGCGTTCTTTGACAAAACTAAAAAAGGGTTAAATGCAATCCATGGAAACTTTAAACATTCTGTTTTAAAAGATACTGATGGTATGTTACGTTCTGGTTATAAGCAAAAGAACAAGAATGGTAAATGGGAAGTTGGAGGTTTTCAGTCTACAGTAATATGTAGAACTATGGATAATCCAGAGGTTTTTAAGGGTGAGCGTGTTTCGTTAATGGTATTTGAGGAAGCAGGAGAGTTCAAACATCTTAAAAATGCTTATATGTCTTCTAAGGCTTGCTTTATGGATGGTAATGTACAATTTGGCGTACCAGTCGTAGGAGGTACTGGTGGTGACATTAGCAAAGCCTCAAAAGATTTTATGGATATGTACTATGAGCATGAAGCTTATAATCTTATTCCTATGTTTATACCAGCGTCAAGAGCTTACTATGGATACTTTAATGTTGAAACTGGTAAAGAAGACGAGCCTGGTGCAAGAAAAGTTTTACTTGAGGAAAGAGAAAACATAGCTCAGTCTGGAGATAGAGAAGCATTTAACCTACATATACAAAACTACCCATTAGAAGTACAAGAAGCTTTCTTAAATACTAAGACAGCAAGGTTTGACAACTCTAGACTTAACGCACAGCGTTCAAGAATATTGTCTAGCAAGGATTATAGAAGTCAAATACAAAGTGGTTATTTAGATTGGGACTTTGATGGCGAAGATGAGTTTATAGTTAAGTGGCGACCAAATCCTGATGGGCCATATAAAATTTTACACCATCCTAATCCTGATTATAAAGATTTAGATATAGGTGGTATTGACTCATACGATCAAGATAAAGCTGGATCAACTACATCTTTAGGTTCTGCTATTATATACAGAAGATTTTTAAATACAGAAACACCTGGAGATATGGTAATAGCAGACTATACAGAAAGACCAGATAAAAAAGAAGACTTTTGGGATGGTTGTTTAAAGCTAGCTGTATACTATAATGCAAAGATGTTAGTTGAATACACTAAGATTGGTATATTAGATTACTTTAAAAGAATGAATGCATTAAAGTATCTAAAAGAAAAACCACAATCAGCACACTCACCTAATACTAAAACTAGAAATAGATATGGTGTGCATATGAATAAACAAGTTAAGTCTTTAATGGAAGATTTAATGGATGACTATATAAGAGAAAGTGTAGATGATATATGGTTTTTAGATTTGATAGAAGAACTTACATCATATGGTACAAAAAATACTGACCGTGCTATGGCGTTTGGATGTTGTTTAATTCACAATATTGACAACTACAAAAGACAGGCAAAAGCAAAAGAAGAAATAATAGAAGATATTGGCTTTAGCAAATATACAAGAGGCGCTAATGGAATGCCAATAAAAGTTGACATTAATAAAAGAACAGAAGAAACATATAAATTTTAATTATGGACACAAGCTCATACCAATTCCCACCTCAACTCCTACCTGACTCAGAAAAAGATCAGGATTGGTGCGAACAAATGATAGACGCAGTAGCTGGACACATCTACGAAGACAATAGTGTATTTGAAAATAGTGTGTATGAAGACATACAAAATTACTCTATATACAACGGAGATTTTGAACTTACTGACTATCAATATCTTACAGAGCAATATGGTTTTTCACAGCCAGCTAGATTAGTTAACTATCCAATTATACAACCTAAAATAGATTTATTATTAGGAGAAGAGCTTCGTAGACCTATGGATATGAAAGTGGTAAGTACTAATAAAGATGCTACTATTCGTAAGGAAGATATGAAGATAAAGTTACAGCTTAAGAAGTTTACAGAAACTATGAAGCAAGAACTTGTTCAGAAAATAGGTATGGAAGCTAAAACTATGTTAGACGAATTACCTATACCAGATGATATTCAAAAGTATATGGAGTATACTTACAAAGAAGCAGTAGAAGAAGTTGCACAAGATGGATTAGAATATCTAAATCAAAAGTATGGGTTTAGAGAAATATTTAAAGCAGGTTTTAGAGATTTGTTAGTTACTGGTAGTGAGTTCTATAAAATATACAACAAAGGTGGAGATCCATTTATTAGAAGAGTAGATCCAAGAAGTATAGCATATGATACAAATACTGATAGTGACTTTATAGATGATTGTCAATGGATAGGTGAAGAAAGATTTTTAACTGTAAACGAAGTACTTGATGAGTTTAGAGATCAGCTTACAGAAGAAGATGTAACATTTTTAAGTGAGATGGGACAAATATCTAGTCATAGTGACTATGCATCTTACAACACATCTATTGATTGGATTTCTTGGCAAAAAGGACAGCAAGCTAGAATTAAAGTAGTGCACTGTGAATGGAAATCTGTAAGAGCTTTGAAGTTTAAAATATCTCCAAACAGATATGATTCCGAAAAACCATTCTATAAATTAGTTCCAGACAATTATAAGGAAAAGAAAAAAGATACTATACGTACAAGATATATAGATGATATATGGATTGGTACTAAAATTGGAGGTAAGATATTAGTTGATTGCCGTAGAAGACCTAATCAAGTACGTTCTGTAGATGATCCAGGAAGTGCACATTTATCGTATGTAGGTTTAATTAAAAACAATACTACGGGTAAGAAGTCTTCTATGGTAGGACTACTTAAAAATATACAGATGCTATATAACATTGTTATGTATCATATAGAATTGGCATTAGCTCGTTCTGGTGGTAAGGCAGTAATATACGATGTATCGCAACTACCTACTAATTTAGGTATGGATATGCAGACTGTACTTTATCATTTAAAAACAGATGGTATTATACCAATTAACTCAAAAGATGAGGGTGGTCAGGTAGCCAACTTTAATCAGTTTAGTCAAGTAGATTTTACTCTTAGTCAATCTGTACAGCAAATGATTAATCTTAAAATGATGCTTGAAGATACTGCTGGACAAATATCTGGTGTTACAAAACAAAGAGAAGGTGCAGTTGGTCAATATGAGTACGTAGGTAATGTACAGCGTAGTGTTGTGCAGTCAGCCACTATTACTGAAAGTTGGTTTCACGCACACAAAGAGGTTAAGAAAAAAGTTTATAGTAGAGCTGTAGAGCTTATGAAAATGTGTTGGAGTGAAGGTAAAAAATCTTCTTTAATACTTGGTGATGGTGCTAGTAAAATATTAAGTGTAATGCCTGAAATAGCACTTAATGACTATGCTATATTTGTAGGTGACTCTGGTAAAGATGATGCTATAAGACAATCTGTAACACAACTATCACAGTCTGCATTACAATCAGGACAAGTTAGTTTGTTAGATGTTATTAGAGTTCTTAAGGCTGATACTGCTACAGAAGCAGAACGTGTACTTGAAATGGGTATGGAGGCTGTTAAAAAAGAACAGGCACAAGCTCAACAACAACAGCAACAAATGATGCAAGTTCAACAACAAGCTGAAGCAGCTAAATTTGAAAAAGAAGCACAGCTTAAGAAAATGGATAACGATACTAAAATTCAAGTTGCTAATATTCAATCACAAGCTGACATTAAAGTTGCTGAAATAGCTGACATGTCTAAGCGTGATATAGCAGACATGAAAGAAAAGGTAACTTTAGGAAAAGAAGGTAACACAGTAGAGAACTCTGAAAGTGATGCTGCTAATTCTTTTGAAAAAGTAAAAGATAAGGTTACTGAATAATTTATTATATTTGCAAATAGTTAGGGACTTAAATATTAACATATGTCAGAAAAAGAAACAAGCTTAGTAAATTCTGTTGATGAACAGACTACTCAGCAAGAAGAAAGTAAAACATTCGATGTCAATGCTTTTTTAGGAAAAGAAGAAGGTGAACAAGTAGACACCAATACAGATGATCAACCATATACAGAAGCTAAAAAAGACGAAGAGTCTGATGATGACTTTGATGGTTTTTCTTGGAATGAAATTGAAACAGAATCAGAAGAACAAGAAGAAACAAAAGAAGACGTTGAGCCAGAAGAAGATTGGGATGATGTTGTATTTAATAGAACAAAAGAAGATACAACTAAAACCGATGTTGATGAAAAAACTGAAGATACTGAAAAATCTAGAGAAATAGATTGGGCTAATGTAACTAAAGCTTTAGGTTTAAATATAGACACTAACTATAAAGAAGAGCTAGAAGCAATAGTTAGAAAAATGGATGCACAAGGAATTGATCCTATTGAAAGTGCAAAGCAAAATGAAATCATTGATAAAATGCAATCATTTTTAAAATTGACAGATAGAGATTTACTAGCTGAAGAAATGAGAAATGACGGTATGGAGGACGATGATATAGTATCTATATTAGATTCTATGGAAGATGCAGGAACTATCAAAAGAGATGCATTTAGAATTAGAAAACAAATCGGTCAGTACTTAGAACAAGCAAAGCTTGAAGATAAACAAACTGCTGAAAAAACTGCTAGTGAAAAGAAAGAAGCAATAGCAAATAATAAAAAACAATTACAAGATCAATTAAAAGAAATGAAAAGCTTCATGGGAGGCAGAGTAGGAAAAGAGGATATGCAAGAGGCGTATAAGTATATCGTATCTGGTGATATGCAAAAGGACATTTGGAACAGCCATGGCAATGCCGCGGAGGTTGCAATGTTTATGCTATACAAAGATAAGTTTGCACAAATCTTGCGTAGCCAAGGTAGAGAAGAGGGTAAAGCTGGAATCTTAAATATGATTTCATCTCCTTCTCGTGGTGGGAAAAACAAATCTAACTATAGACCAAAGTCTAAAGGATTTGACCCCAACGCTTTTATGAAGGATTAATTTAACAAGGGCAATGCCAAATGTAAGATTATGACTAAGTAAATAATTTAATTTAGTTTTTAATTTTTAATATTTAGAAAAAATGGCAAAATTGACATTTTCAAATTCACAGTACGGTAATGGTACTACTCCAGAAAACGCATTAAACAACGCGTTACTGCAGTATCCTGAGATTGCTAGTACTTTGATTCAACAGTTTCCTAGATACACACTAACATTATTATTAGAAAAAGTTGGTTTGTACGCTTCCGAAAAAGTTTTAGGCGATAACTCTTTTGAGTGGAAGGTTATGGGACGTTATAACAAAAAACAATTTATCGCATCAACTGGAGATTCTTCACATGCGGCAGGTCAGAAAGTAGCACTTACTTTCTCTGATACTTCTGGTGGAGCTGCAGTTAATTATTACAACTTATATGACTTGCTTCGTTTCCAAGATGGATCGACTGGTTTGATTGTAAGTGTTACTGGATCTACTTACCAAGTAGAATGCATTGATGCTGGTTCAAACGCAGCTAACGAAGTAGTTGGTCGTATTGGTTCTGCATTCCCTTACGGATCTAGTGGAGCAGATGTTGGTGAGAACTGGGCATACCCAGAAACTCATAAGAACTTCTTGACTATTATGCGTAAGAAATGTACAGTAACTGGTAAAGACGCTACTGATGTAACTTGGATTGAGAATAATGGTTCTCGTTTATGGTACTTCACACGTGAGCAGCAGTTAATGGATCAGTTTATGTATGAGCAAGAATTACAGAGATGGTACGGAAAGCGTTCTGTTGCATCACCTACTTCTAACTATACTTCTACTAACGCAGACATTTTCTCTGAAGATGTATCTGATCAGTCTTTAGCTGATGGTTCTGAAGGTAGAGTAATTATAGGAGATGGTCTTTTAGCACAAATCGACTCTTCAAACCAAGCTACTTATACTGCTGGTGCACTTACTGAAGACATCATTACTGAGTTCTTAGCTAAGTTATCACTTAACGCTACTAACTCTGAAGGTAATGAGTACTTAGTGTACACAGGTACTGAAGGTCGTTTAGCATTCCATAAAGCTATGAAAGATTTACTTATTGCTCCTTCTGGTAGCTTTACAGGTGGATCATTTGCAGGTGTAAATGGAGATGTTGAATTAGGTGCTAACTTTACATCTTACATGGCTTTAGGTAACAAAATTACTGTTGCTTACTGTCCAGTATTTGATGATAATCACATGCACGGATCTACATCTGGAACTAACGCATTTGGTGACTCAAGATTAAAAGAGTCTGCTAAAATGGTATTCTTAGATATGGGAAGCACAAGTGGTGTAAACAACATTGAGTTGATCACTAAAGGTGCTGAAGGTATGAATAGAAGCTTTGTTAAGAAATACGTAACAGGTATGGTAAATCCTTATGACGCTAATTCTATGATGGCTGCTAACGCTGATGACAAGTTCGAGTGTCACGTATTAGCTGAGTCTGGAATCGTTGTAAGAAATCCATTATCTTGCGGAATCTTATCTGTAGCATAATTAACTTAATCGGCTTACACAGGGAGGTTTAGACGCCTCCCTCTTTAAGCTTTAACTTAATAAAAGTCCTCTGAGTAAAGTAGGAGGCATTACAAAAATGTCTAAAAAATTTTTATATTTCGATACTGCATCTGATGATGCAACAGCATTTCCAGCGGAAAATATTGCTATGATTGACCAAAATGGTGATGGTACTATTTTAATGACGTTTGCTAATGGTGGTGTAACTGATGGTTCAGCAAAAACCGCTACAGTAACACTTAACGTTACAGGAGGATCAGAACTTAATTGCATTAAAGATATAGCGAGAGCTATAGCTCATGGTCGTGGTCCTGTAGTTATTATTGCTGACGACACTGATGGTGTATATGCTAGTACGCATATTACTACTTGTGGAGCTATTGCATTAACTGCATAACTTAACTGAATATTTAATCTTATAATTGTAAAAAAAAATGGCAAATTATATAAATCCCGATAGAAATATCGTAGTACCAGGACTAGATCCTGTAGTAAACTTCGCTAGCTTCAAACACAGAGTTGAAGATATTGCTGCTGCTAAAACGTTAAATGTAAAAGACTCAGGTAAAGTCTTTATGATTAACCAGGCTAGTGCATACGCAATTACCTTACCAGCCGCTACAGAGGCAGAAGCTGGTTGGTTTGCAACATTTATCCTAGGAACTGTTGCTGCTAACGCTGTAACTATTATAGTTCTTGATACTGATGGTAACAACATTCACGGTCATGGTATTGATGGTGAAGATGGCGCTGCACAAACAGTAACAGAAGGTACTGGTGTAGATGTAATCACTTTCATTAGTGGTGCTACTAAAGGAGATCGTGTAAGTTTAATATGTGATGGCACAAGCTATTATGTATTCTCACTTGCTGCTGATAAAGCTCACATAACTTTTAGTTAATAATTTTTAATTAGAGAGGGGTGAAATTTTGAGTAACCCCTCACTAATTTTTATAAATATGGCAGTATACAAATTAATAGATGGAAAGCTTGTGGATGTTAGAGAGATACCACAAGAAGATAAAAAGACACCGCACTTTAATGCGGGAATAAACCTTACTCCAGGGTTAAATTGGGGAAAACGTGGTTACCAAAAAAAATACATTTCTACTGACGAAAGTGGAAAGAAAAAAGTATTTTCGGAGAAGCGTAATACAGGAGAGTAATTAATTTTAAAATCAAAAAAAATGGCACATTTAGTTTACATTAAAGCAAAGAATTTAAAGAAGTTTAACTATGCATCTTTTGCTGCATATAAAAACAAACAAGGTAAAACAGTAAAGCTTATTGATCCAGATGGACAACCATTAGATAAATGGGAGCTTACACAATCAATGAGAGCGTTTGATTTAGATAATGAACACGACAACACAGTGTATCAATTTTTAAAAGATCATCCATTAATTAAAAGAGGTGGATTTACTTTTGTTGATACTAGAAAGAACGAAGAAGAAAATGCAGCAGCAGCTATTGCATCAGCAGAAGCAGTTACGCTTGCTACAAGTATGACACCATCAGAGTATGATGATATGGCAAGACTTATTGGTATATCTATACACTTTGATGATATTGTTACTAAAGCAAAGGTATTGCAATATGCAAACAAGAATCCTGAAAAATTCGTACAAACCTATAATAATAAAGATAAAGACTTTTATGTTTTCTTAAAAAAAGCAGAAGAAAAGAAACTTATATCTTATATTAATGGAGTTTGGAAATATGGTTCTAATAGTATAGGATTGACTGATGATGCTGCTATAGAGTGGTTAAAAGATAATAAAGATGTATATGCTCTTATGAAAAATGAACTAAGGGGTAATGCAACAGATAAAGTAAATAAAAAATCTAAAGTAACTGAATAATGACATTTGCTGAAGCTCACGAACATATGGACTTGCTTTTAGATAAAGCAGACCAACCCTATTTTGTATCTGAAGAAAAGGATAAATTTTTAAATATAGCTCTTTATGACTGGTTTGAAAAAGCAATGGATCAGTATGATGCTAATCCTGAAATATCTGCAGTAATAGGAAAGTTAGTGAGAGAAGAAACTACAGAGTTTGAGTATACAAATTTAATGTATTTTCATAATGCTAGCTATGGAGCACAAACTGTTCCTTATAGAGGGCCTGTAAATCTTGCTGGATCTACAACTTATGGTGTGCCAGTTAATACAGATAGAAGTTTATCTCGTTTCCCTATAGCACGATTAATACATTTACAAGTTAGATATGTAGATGTAGATGGAAACTATGGAAATTTTGTAGAAGCATCTAAGGCTAAATCAAATGAGGTGGGAACATTATCTAATGATGTTAATAGAGATCCATTTAATAAAGCTGACGACAATAATGTAAAATATTATTTACAAGGTCCTTTTTTTAAAGTATTACCTGTTGAACTTGCAGATGGAAAAACATTATTAGGATGGAGGTCTAGTGATGCTGATTATCCTGCAAACATTGGACAATGTAAACTTAGAGCTATAACGTTTCCTTTAGCTTGTAATGTTACTAATGGTGATATGGATTTTGCAGATATACCTAGTGATCCTGCTTCGTGGGGAACTGCTAATTGTCAAATAGGTTCTTTAACTTTTCAACAAAATAGAGATACTACTTCGGATTTAATAACTTATAGTAATAGTCCAGTAGGAGCGCAAGCTTGGGGTTGGCCTATACATATATGTCACGAAATAGTACAAAATGCAGTTAGATTGATGACTAGTAATATTGAAAGTGATAATTATCAAAATCAATTTATTGAGGCACAGCAGAGCAAATCAACATAACGAGCTTTTTGCTCCCTGCGCATTGATAGGTCTGATTGTTTATACATGACGGCCTATCTTTGTTTATAGAATAATTTATCTTAATTTTGCAGTATGGCTACATTAAATGAAATAGCATATAATATTAAAAACCTTGCTTATGGAGGTAGTACTACTACTTCAGAAGAATCTGTAGGTATAAGACAAATAAAATTTTGGATACACTATTACAGAGCTATGCTTATAAAAGAAGAAAGCATGGGCGGTAGAGGTGTGAATACACATTTTTTTCAAGAAATATTATTAGGATATGAAAAAGATTATAATGTGCTTATAAGTAAAACTTGGGCAGATTATGTAACGACACAAGTTGAAGATTCTTTAGAATTTATTATATTTTCAGAAAGAACAATAAATTTATCTGGAGCAGATTCTGAGGTAGTATACAATGAAGATTATTATGGTAGAGATTTTAAAAATCAACACACTTATGAAGAAAGTGGTGACTATGGTATAGCAGTTATAAATCTTCCAAATCTTTTGCATGTAGACGGATACGGTATTAAAAATTTAAGAGTTAGAAGAAATCATAATAGCATTGATTTACCAATTGTTAGTATTAATGAATGGAGAAATAAAAAGTATAATAGATTTACATCAAAAAGTCCTGCAGCTTCAATATTAATATCTGGAAATGAAGATAAATTAATAGTTGGCAATTTAAAATCTGTTTATAGAGAAGCTGTTGGAGAAAGTTATGATACTCCAATAAAATATAGATTTTATGCTGACGCTTTATATGCAAATCCAACAGACAATGATAGTTGGATTAATGATGATACAAAATATCCAATGCCAGATGTTTTAATAAGTGAGTTAAATAAAAGAATACTTACACAAGAGATGGGCGTTGTAATGCAGTCAAAAGAAGATACAATTGATGACGAAAGAGATAGCACAAATGTACAGCAGGCGGTACAAGGACAAGTACCTAACCGTCAAAAACGTACACGATAGTAGTAGTAAAAAATTACCTTATACTAGGTTTTACAAAATAGTAAAAAGGTTTTTTGAAATATTGTTTAGAGATGTAATACAGAGATTAGACCTGGTACATTTACCAAATAAAATGGGTTATATATATTTGGATAAAAAAGAGCATAAAAGAGCTTTTCATTATAGAATAGATATAAACAAGTCTAATAAAAAAGGAGAAAAAGTAATTTATAAGGTTCCAATACTTGATGATTATTATTATAAAATAGTTTGGGTAAGACCACATAAATATAGAAATTGTAAAATAATGCCTTTAACAAAAGTTAAAGAAATAATTAAAAACATTTAAAATGGCAGATACAGACGTAAACGCAGCCGCACTCACGGTAACTATAACAGAATCTTTAGCAGTTGGACATGATGTTACAGCAGATGCAAGAAATTTTGCACAAACAATGACTCATACATTTGCATCAATAGCTAATGTATCAAAACGTGTTCTAAAATTAGAAAACACAAATTTAACTGAAGTTGCTACATTTGGAGCAGGAGAGTCTGTAGGTACTTTTAAAAGAGCTTCTGTTAAATATATAAGAGTAACTAATTTAGATGGAACAGCAGCTCTGCAAGTAGGTTTAGATGACGAAGACTCTGACGCTGGTTATACATCAGTAGCTGCTGCTACAAGTATTATGTATACTGGAACTACTGTAGAAGGTGGTAATGGAGGTAGTACTTTAGATAATGCAACAGCTTTGAAAGTAAAAGGAATTGCTGGACATCAATTAGAAGTGTTTATAGCTTCTACATAAAATAATAAATTATGCACACACCTGTTAATAGAGTATTTAATAATGTTTCTAGAAATCTAGGATTAAATGAATATACAGAACATATAGATACGTGGGCTGAATGGGCTTTCGAAGCAGAGCAATATATAGGTAGTTTAGATACATTTTTAGAAACAGAAATTACATATCAATTAGATACTCCTGTAGCTGCAACTGCAGAAATAAAATTTGCAAATAATCCTGTTGAAAAAGATTTTATTGAAATAGGTGGTACAAGATTTTATTTTAGAGATTTAGCGTCTGCAGTAAGTTTAGGAGATCAAGACTATATAATACCAGTAGCTGCAACTTTAGATTTAACTATGGCTAATGCTGTAACTAAAGTATCGACATCATTTTTTGAGAATATAAAAGGTGTTAGTCCTGCATGGGATAGTACTACTAAAATACTTACATTAACATACGGAAGAACTGGAGATGAAGGTAATAATGTAAATTTAAATACTTCTGGAAACGCAGAAATAACAAAGTTTTTTACAGGAGGTAAAGAAAGAATACATAATAAGCAGGTAAGACTACCAGACAATATGGTAAAACTTATATCTGTAAGACAAGGAGGAAGCATTATATTTCCTACAAGTGCGCAGTTTAAATCTAAAGTTTCTGAGGGTTCAAATAGATACTATGTTAATGGTAATAGATTAAATTTTACTAACATAAGTAATACTGCAGATTTAGTTATAACTTATCTTTCTGTACCAATGTCAGAAGAAGGTTATCCAATGATAAAACAAGGACATGAAGAAGCTATAGCTACATATATTATGTGGAAGTTTAAATTGATAGATTACTATTCTGCAAAAGCACCACAATACATTGTTAAAGATTTAGAAAAAAGATGGTATTGGCTATGTGGTCAAGCTAGAGGTAATGATAATATGCCTAACTCATCAGAGTTGTTAAAAATAGGTAAAGTATTTAATTCTAAAACTAGACCAAGATTATATGATGGTCTTACACAATACTAATGGCAAAAAAACAACCTCAAGCAAAAATAAAACAAAGCCAACCTTCTGGTTTTTTTAAAGGTATGGTTTCTGATGTTGATCCTAGATTACAACCTAAGTCAACATATAGAGACGCGAGAAACATAAAACTTATAAATACAAGTGGTAATTCTCTTACAATAGAAAATGAAGATGGTAATAAATTAGCTGTAGATTTAGCTGCATTATATCCTAATTATGAATATGACCCAACGGCTATAGAATATTTTAGTGAATCGAAAGACGGTATTACTGATAGTCCTTTAGATTTTGCTGGTAATATAGTAGGTCATTATTCATTTAAAAATCAATTACTACTTATTATATGTGGTATATTTAGTGATTCTGTTAACGATAAAGACTTTAGGACACAATTTTTATTATTAGAATTTACTCCCAAAGGTAATTTTCGTACATCTACTGATTTACGAGTTTGTTATGATAATGTAGGTGAGGTTCCAAATTTAAAAATGGATCCATTAGTAAGTTGTTCTGTAGCTGGTATAGTAGAAAATGAATGCATAACAAGAGTATATTGGACAGACAATATGAACTCTTTAAGGTCTTTTTCTTTAAAAGCAGATTTACCTAATTTGTTTATTAATGAATTAGACGTAAAACCACAGTCAAGATTTTCTCAACCTATTTTAGATGCACAAATATCAGGCGGATTACTATCAGGATGTTATTCATATTTTTATAAATATGTTACAGATGAAGGTTCTGTTTCTGGTGTATCTCCATTAAGTAACGTGTATTATGTTTCTGAACACGCAGGTAGTTACATAGGAACATATGGATCTGCTTCAGGTGTAATTACTGGAACTGGATTACAAATAAAAATAAATGATGTAGATCAAAGATATGATTTTGCAGAAATATATGCTGTATATTGGCAAGATTTAGAAATAGCTCCTACAGTTCATGAAGTAGGAACTATACCTATAAGTGGTACAGGAGCGGGAGAAGATATAACATGCTTTCATTCAGTAACAGGACCTCCAGTATCTAATGGTTTAGCAGAAGTTCTAATACCTTCTAATACTTGGGATGTATGTAAAGATATTGCAATAAAAGATAATATATTATTTGCTGCTAATTTAAGAAGTATTACAAATATAGTATCAGATAAAGAATGGAATGTAAAAGTTCGTAGGTCTTCTTTGTTAAATTTTAGTAATGCAGATCCAGATTATGGTGTGTTAACTACTATTGATCCTTTAGTAAAAGATTATTATCATGCAGAAGGAACATATGATCCTGATAATGTTATAGAATTATTTACAAATGGTTCTTATGAAAAAATGACTTTTAATCATACTTATTTGGCGCATAGAGGTGCACATAGGTATATGCCTTTAATGACAGATGGTCCTGTATTGGGAGCAATGTCATATGGATTTAGTGTTTCAGGAACTAGTGGAAACGAGTTAGGTGGATGTAGAGTTTCGTTTAATTTATCAAAAAAATCATCAGATACTACAGGTCCTAGAGGTAGAACAACATTAATGTCGTATGGTAGTGGTAGTGGTGGTTATGGAGATTATTACACAGAAGCATATACAGATGTAAATCAAGCTAATGGTGATGGATTATATAAAGCAGTATTAAGTAATGTAGGTGGCGAAAAAGATCCTGGTGTTGTAGGTAATAATAGGGGGTATCAAAGAGGAGAAACATATAGATTTGGTGTATTAGTATATGATAAAGCTGGTAATCCAGGTAATGTATTATATATAGGAGATATACAAATGCCATATCATCACGATACATATTGGCAAAGAGATTTTGGTAATTATGGTGTAGGTTCTTGGGATACAAGTACAAGAGATGATTTATATAAAATAGATAGTTTCGCAAAAGATTTTAGAGTATCTATAGATGCATCTATGCCAATTCCTGGTGTTGCAAATAAATATTGTAAGCCAGATGAAGATATTAATACTGGAAGTTCAAATTATGGGCCTAAAACTAATTTTTGGTCAACGCCTGGACAATCTCATATTTGGAATTTTGATTTAGGTTTAATCTTTGAATTTAAAATACCAGATCATGTAAGAGAAAAAATATCTGGGTTTCAAGTAGTAAGAGCACAAAGAAAAGATTCAGACAGAAGTGTATTACAGCAAGGCGTATTAAAACAAACTGTTTATTATGGAAAAACATTAGCTCAAGATGGATCTGATCAGTCAACTACAGATGATTCAAGTCATGCCAGTCCTTTTTATAGTATGATACAATTACCATATTCTATTGCTTCAAATCAATCTACAGCATTAGGAGGTCCTACAGCAGTAACAGGTACTGCAACAGGAACAACAAACGGAGGTAATATGTTTTGGCCTGAATATGATTTATTTGTGGGAGGTCATTTAGGATTAAATTATTATACTAATGCTTTGTGGCCTGGAGGTAATGCTCAAAATTATGCTAGTATTGATGATAGTGCTGCATTACAATTACTTGTAATGAAAGATGCAGATGGTTATTTTTCTCAAGGCGGTAGTGATTATCAAACTAATTCAAGATTTTTTGGACAAGATCAATTTGGAATATATACTAACGGAACTTCAACTTATTCTACAAGACACATGTCTTTAACCTGTTGGGTAATGTATTCTCCTGATTCAGCATTTGGATTACGTCCTTATAGATTTACTTCACAAGACCATATAAGCATAGTTTCTACAATGAAATTAAGAGATAAAGTAAGAACACAAATTAGTTCTGAAATATTAGGTTTCTACGATTATGGTGGTGTAAGTGGTGCAGTTCGTACAGGATATATGATTAATTATGCTACACCAGAAGCTAATATAGATCAAGCATCAGAGTTTTGGCAATATGGTGGTTGGATGGCAACAAATGATAGAGGGGACTATTATAGTAGCATTAAAAGACAAGATAATGCAGAAAGAGCTACCGTAGTTTCAGGACAGTGGTCTGTGTATGATACATATTTTCATCATTATATATCAGATTGGGTTACTGGTGGTGATGGTAATAATAGTTATTTTAATGTTGATAAACTTTATGTAACTAGGTCTGACCATAAAACTTTAAATAGTTTTAATATACCTACAAATTATGGTGTAGATGGTGGTGTTACTCCTTCAGATCAAACTAGTCCTTGGTCACAAGTAATAAATGTAGGTTCTGCAAGCATTCGAAAAATGACAGCTCAATACTATAATGGTAACTATTTTAGATTAGCTAGTGGTAAACAATTGTATGATGGCGAAATAGTTGATTCATCTTTTTTTGAAACACAAAATAGTGGAAGTTGGCCTACAGGAGGTAATTCAGGTGGTTTTACTAATCATTCATTAACATTTGCTCATTTATCAGATGGTAGTGCAGCATGGGGTGAAGGACCTGTTGCACCATATTTAGATGGAGCAAACTTTACTGTAAATCAAAGTGCAAAATCTAGTAATGCTAATACTAATGGTTTAGTAGGCGGATCGGCTTATCGTTTCATGGGAGAAAGCAATAGATACTCACAAACATATAGTCAAATAAGTAGAGGAACAAGAGGAATACTTTTAAATATAAGTAAAGCATCAGTCAATCCTCTGTTTCAGGGTAATTTTAATTATTCAAATAGAGAAACAGAAGATGATCAATTTCAAGGTGCACCTGATTTAGCTAGAGTATTAGTTGATCAAAATTATCATACAAGCAATGGTTCGAAAAGCCAAATGGCTAGAAAACATAAAAAAATACCATATTGTGTTTTAGCTAATATAGTAAGAGATAATCCTGCACAATATGGAGGTAATAGAAAAGATGCTATTGAAAATACAAGGTATATAGCTGCTGGTAATTTTCATCCTATTATAGAAGATAGAGTAGGACATACATCAATAGTTTTTGGAGGTGATACTTTTGTTACATTGTATTCACATCAAGCTACTACAAGTCCTTATCCAAGATTTTCTAGATCATCATTTGAAATATTTCCTGTAGAGTCATATGTAAATACTGCACTAAGAAGTGGATTTCATTTAGCTAACAATGATACAGAAGTTGGATTTGATCAACAGTCAGAATACGTAAGTAATGATTGGTTGTATAATCCTGTGTATTCACAAGAAAAAAGTTTAAAAAGATTTGTGTCTGTAAGAGAAACAGATTGTGCTTCTTTAGAATTACCATATCAAATATCATACTCTCAAACAAAATTAAGAGGTGAACCTTATGATGCTTTTAGAACTTTTCCATATTTAAATTTTCACGATGTTGAAGGTGCTTATGGTGAGATTACAGGTTTAATAAATCATAATAATGAAATTTATTTTACACAGGAAAAAGCATTTGGTAAATTATTAATTAATCCTAGAACATTTATTAATGATGCCACTACAAGCACACAGCTATTTACGGGTCAAGGTCAAACTTTAGAAACGGAACAATATATATCTAATGTTTATGGGTCAAGACATACAAGAAGTTTAATAAACAGTAATTTAGCTTTATACTTTTTTGATGTAGATAATGAAAAAATTATACAGTTTATAGATAAAAAAGGATTAAGAGTTTTAAGTGATGAAAAAGGTATAAAGTCGAAATTATCAAGTTATATAAATAAAGGTAGACTAAAAGCTTTTGACAATTATCATGCAGATATTAATGGTAGAGTTAAAAGAAATGATATGCCTTTAAATTTTATTGGTATACACGGAACTTTTGATTATAAAACAAGAAGAGTTTTTTATACAATATTAGATGGACTTAGGGTTGATCCCACAGATAGATCAGATTATCCTGATGGAGATGGAGTTTACACAGGAACTGTTCCTACTTTAGGTATAAATCCTTGGATGCCAACTCATAGTGGTGGATATGCTGATAGATGGAGAATTAACAATACTGTTATATATAATGAAGAATTAGATGTCTTTACATCTTTTTCTGATTTTTGTCCTCCACATTATATAAATCATCAAGGATATATTTATACTACAAAAAATAGATTTGCTTTTAATATTTGGAATGTTTCTTGTGTAGGCTATCCTGATAGAGTAAATGGTACAAATATTTATTATGTAGGACATCCAGATTACGCTGATGTTAACATGACAACAGCTGAAACAGCTGGAGTTTGGAAGTCTAACACAATTAAAATGGGTGCTTTACAATTATGGAAGTATGGAGCAGGTGATATACCAAATTGGTTTTATGGAGATAGAATGTATACTACAAACACTGGCATAAATAATCCTTCAGAAGAATTACAGTATGATGCTAATGGTAATGATTTAAGAGAAATAAATTCAAGTTCAAAAATAATACAAACTTCTATTTTAGATTTTGCAATTAATGATTTTTCTACTGTAAATAAAAAGTTTGATAATTTAAAAATTTACGTTACATCTAAGAAACTAGAAACAGTTGATTTAGGAAACGTATATCACTATCAAAATAGAGTAAGCGTTGATGGTATTGTTGAACAAGATGATTCAAGTTCTTTTGGATCTTTATTTTATAAAGCTACTTTTACTACAGACAATTCCAAATTAGGTGTTTATGCTTTTGAAACAAGAACAGGTAATAATCATAAATATAGAGAAGGAATATTAAGATTTCCATTAAGAACTAACATTCCAGACATAACCAATAGTACTGACACTTTATATGAGTTTGAAAAGTCTAGAATGACAGGAACTTTTCTTACAACAAAACTATATTCGGCTATGGAAGAAAAATTTAATATCTTTGCAATAAGCTCAAAATTTAGAAAATCATATAATTAAAATGGCTATAGATTATAGAAACGTATATTCAGACTATGTAGATAGTGGTGATGTGAGCATGGATAAAGAGAATCCTAATGTTAGTTCTCCATATACAGGCACATTAAATGAACCTACTAGTGATATGATAATGGAGAATATAGATCCTTTGCAAACAGGAATGGATCCATCGTCTGCAATACAAACGGGAATATCTATACAGTCGCAAGGTAAAAAAATATTAGAAAATTTAGGAATAGAAAACCCTTTTGCTAATCCATATGCAACCGAAGGTACTTCTGGATTTGCACAAACAGAAGTAGGAGGTAGAGTTATGTTTAAAGAAGTACCTACAGCTGAAGCAACTGCATTTCAGAATCAAACAACAAATCAAATATTTCAGTCTGATCAATTATATACAGAAAGCGGTCAAGCATTTGATTCTATGACTTCAGCAGCAGAAGCTGGAGTAGATCCTGCAACACTTACACAAGGATCAGAAATGGCTAATACTGTTCCTGTAGCATCAACAAGCACAGGTACCTTTTTAAATAATCTATCAGGACAAGCTGGTGGTGCGGCAGCAGCAAAGTCTGGTAGCGTTACAGCATTAGCTGGTACTGCGTTAAAAATGATTTCAGATGATAAAGATGCTACTACATTAAATGTTGGTGAAACTGTTGGTACAGGATTGCAAGGTGGTGGTACTGGTGTAGCACTTGCTGGTTATGCTGCAAAAGCAGGTATATTTGGTGCAGCAGGATCAACTGCATTATTATCAGCTATTCCTGTAATAGGTATTGCAGCAGCAGCTTTTACTTTGCTTAGAGCTAAAAAGAAAAGAGATGAAGCTAGAAAACTTGAAAAAGAAAAAGAAATTCAAAATGAAACATTTAATCAATACAGAGATTCTTTTGATAACTATGCTGCTCGTAGACAAAGATTTTTAGCAGATCAAAATAAACAACAACAAGACGCAGGTCTTAAAAATACATACTCAGCATAATGGCAGCAATTGACAGAAAAAAATTAGAAAAAAAAATAAGAAAAATATATCCAGGTATATCTGATAAAGCGGTTAGGTCTTTAATGATTAACATGCATATAGAAACTGGGTTAAACGATGAATCTCTTAGAGAAGTTGCTCCTAGTACCGCAGAAAAACTTAAAGCTAAAAAATATGATAGTGCTGGAAAAAAATGGTATTACTCTATAAATAAGAACTTTGATAAATGGAAAAAAGGACCGCCTGTAAAAACAGACGCTGATTATAATTCTTTAACAAACGATGAAAGATTAGGAGTAATGTATGCGGCAAATCAAACTGAAAGTTTTGCTGGAGGATTTGGATTAATACAGTTAACACCAGGAATAAAAGGTAATGGAAGAACTTTAGGAGCTTTAAATCCAACACAAGCTCGAGAAAGATTTGGAGATATAGCTACTGAAATGGGCTATGATAGTGCACAAGATTTATTAGAAGCTGTTCAAACAGACGGTAATGTAGCTGCCGAGTTTAATTTTCAGTATAAAAAAAAGTATGATGGATGGTCTTCTAAAAAATTAAATAAATACGAAGATCCAACGAAAATGCGTAAAAAACTTTTTAATCCTGATGAAGGTGATGCTGTAATGGGTCCAAAAATTACTGTATCTTCAACTGATTATGATAATGTACTTGCTTCATATCAAACTACTCCTATTACACAAGAACAATATGAAGAATA